AGCTCCTTTTTTTATACAACGATTTTGCATAAGGCCCTCTCACTTCCCCAACTTGTTAGTACTCATCTCAGATGATAATTCAAGACCCTTGTATGCATTCACTTTAACACCTAATGAGTTTCTATTACTGACCTTATATTTAAAATCAGGGTCATCTTTTAATTGTCCCATTCTTTTTCTTGCACCAAATAATTGGTTCTTTATAATTTGTAAATTAACACCATATTTTTTAGCCATATCTTCACCCTTCATTTCATTATAATATCTTTCTATAATCAAGGTTTTATGAGGTTCTTGTAATTTGTTTATTATACTATTGAGTTTATTATAATTTTCTTCTTTCTTAAAATCATATTTATTATCGTCGTCTCTACTATCCTTTTCATAAAACCCATCTACATAATAAAGTTTTCTTCTTTTATAAATATTTCCAAAAACTTCATTTGTAAAAATAACCCCAATCCAAGAATGAAACTTACCTTTTTCCTTATCATATTTATCAATAAAATAAAAGATATTAAGATAAAAAGAATTCATTATATCTTGTAAATTATGGTAATTCTGATGATAACTTTTGTACCCAATATTTTTATAATAATTATAACTCAATTTATATAAAGAATTAAAGTATTTCTCTTCTTTAGTTTCTTGAAACTTCTCTCCGTAATATTGAATTTCAGTAGAAAATGACATAGTGTTTTTTAATAAAGACTAAAGTGTCTTTATTATAAAATACTATTGTTATGACTATAAAAAATAAGGTTATTAATTTTTTAGAAGAGAGAGAAGCGTATCAAGAAAGTGATGATATACTAATCGAAGAACTTGTTTTTAATATTTGGCTTTCAAAAGAATTTAAAAAGGATATTAAAAAAGGAGTGTATACAACAAGAGATTTGGATAATTATGATAAAACATTTAAACGTGTTACACATTTATTCACAAAATTAGCTCTATCTCCTCAAGATAGGTTAAAATTAAAACTAAAAGTAAGTGAGAAAGCTGACTTATTAGATAATATTTTAAACTAATGAGACTATCACCGCAAGAATACGCTGATAATTGTTGGGAAATGACCGCCATTTATATAAAAGATGTTCAAGAAAATAATATAATTGTTGATAAATATATAAAGCTTCTTGTAAATCGAATTATTAAAACTGTTAGAAGAAAAGATTTAGACCAAAAAGCAGAAAAAGTGGAGAAAGTTTTTAAGTTTTTTTCAATATTAAATCTTAATATCGATAATAAATATCAACAATTTAGAATGCAACCATTTCAGGCGCTATTAATCTTTGGAGTCTTTTCACCTTATCATAAAGATACAAATACAAGGTTAGTTTCAAGAGTGCTATTATGGATGGGAAGGAAAAATGGAAAGACCGCATTCGCGGCAGCATTACAATTATATTTTTTAGTAGCAGATGGACAAACAGATCCTCAAGCAATTTTAGTAGCGTGGTCAATGAATCAAGCTCAAAGAGCTTTTGATTTTGCACAAGGTATTGTAAAAAATACACCTGAATTAGGCAAAAGATTAAAGATTATTCGTAATAAAATAATGTTAAAAGACCCAAAGCGAGTTGGTTTTTTAACTACTGTACCAGGCAAAGATAAACCCATTGAAGGTTTTAATATTTCGGCTGCAATTTTGGATGAAGTACACACATATGTCGATGAAAAATTATACACAGCTACAAAGAAAAGTACATCAACAAGAGAAAATCCTATTATACTTATTATAACTTCAGCAGGTTCAACTATTGATTCATTCTGTAATGACTTTGTAGAGTACGCAAAGAATATTTTAGAAGAAAAAGTAAGTGATGATTCTTTATTTCCAATGCTATATACTTTAGATAGTGAAGATGATCCAGAAATAGAAGAAAATTGGATAAAATCAAATCCCGGATTAGGTACTATTAAGAAGTTAAAAGCTATGAAAGAAGATTTTAACACAAGTAAAAATCTGCCTGTATTATGGAATGAATTTCTTATAAAAGATTTAAATGTATTTTATGGTTCCACAGAACAAGCTGTTGAAGAACAATCGTTAGTAAAAGCAAGAAAAGATTGTAAGGAAGAAGATTTATTAGGTAGAGAATGTTATTTAGGATTAGATTTAAGTGCAACTCAAGACTTAACTTCACTTGTTGCTATATTTCCAGATGAAAAAGGTGAGAATTTTGACACTTTACCATACTTTTTCTTTCCAAATAAGCCTGAAAAAATGAATAGAAAGGCTGGAATTGGCTTACGTAGTTGGATTAGAGATGGTCAAATCATTCAATGTAGCGGAAAATCTGTAGATTATGGTCTTGTTCTTAATAAAATAGAATATATAGCAAGTAAATTTAATGTTCTTGGATTAGGATATGACCCTTGGAACAGTAGTTTTTTAATTCCTAAAATAGAAGATATTGGAATTGAAGCAAAAGCAATACCTCAAAATTTCAAGAGTTTTAATTTTCCATTAAAATATTTATTCGATTTAATTTATAATCAAAAAATAAATTTAACTGGTGCTGTATTATTATGGAATATAAGAAATATTGTTTTAAGTGAAGATGGAAATGATAATATAAAAATAATGAAAAACAAATCTAAAGATGCGGTTGATGGTGCTGTTAGTTTAACAATGGCATTAAAGATGTGGATTGATGCTAATATAGAAGATTATTCTGTCGATTATAAGGCTTATGCAGATTCTTTATAAAAAAATCTCTTTGCTTTATTTACTAAAAACAGCGACTTCTATTTAGCAAAGCCGAAGTCAGCGTTTTTAGCTTAAAAAGCAATCGCTAAAGTTTTTTTAGAAGTGCTAAAATCTCTTTGCTTTTTAGTGCAAAAACCTCCTTTGCTTGTTTGTCTTTATTATAAATGTAGTATGTATGAATGCAATTTTTAAGCGTGGTATTTCTGGGATATTAAGCAATATATGGTATGGACATACTCAGGATTATAAAGATAATGTTGTTTCTTCTATTATTTCAGGTAATCAATTTAATATAGAAAATGCTTTACAAATATCTACAGTTTATACTTGTATTAGAATATTAACAGGCGTAGTTTCTCGCTTACCTATAAATATAATGCAAGAAAAAAATGATGAAAGAAGTGTTGACAAAAAAGATTATCGATATAACTTACTTCATAATACTCCTGATGGAATAAGAACTTCAAATAAATTTATTGCAGTTCTTGAAACACAAAGGAATTTAACAGGAAATTCCTTCGCAAGAATTTATAGAAATAGATTAGGAAAAATTTTAAAAATAGAATTTATAGATAGTGCTAGAGTTATAGATCATGGAATTATAAATGACCAACTCTATTATAAAATAAGAAAATTAGCGCCAAAGGAAGGTGATTTAGAAGTTGTTAATAATAATGATTTATTGCATTTCACTTCAATAGTTACAAAGGATGGAATATGGGGGCAAAATCCTATCGAAGCTTTACGAAAAAATTTATCTATTTCACATAAAGCACTAACGACTATAGATACTTTTTATGATAATAATGCTAATTCAAATAGAGCAATAAAAAGTTCAATTAACATAACAGGAAATGTGAAACAAGATTCATTTCTTGAAGCAGTAAAAACTTTAAATGAAAAATATAGTGGTTATACAAAAGCAGGTAAATTAATACCTCTTCCACCGAATACAGAACTTCAAGAATTATCATTAAGTTTTAAGGATGCTGAATTTATTGGAACAATTAAAAGTAATAAAGAAGATATTGGAGCTTTATATGGTGTTCCGCCTTCTGCTATTGGATTATTTGAAGCATCAAAGTTTAATAATGTTGAACAAATGATGTTAGATTTTCAAATAAATAATCTTGCAGATATTCTTAGAATGTATCGTCAAGAATTGGAGTTTAAATTGTTAAGTGGAACTGAAAGATTAAATGGAAAAACAATAGAATTTAATGATAAAGGTTTGCTTGCAACTGATTATAAAACAAGAATAGATAGTTATAAAAGTTTATTTGGTATTGGTTCAATAACACCAAATATGATAAACAAATTAGAGGGTTATCCAACTTATCCTGCGGGCGATAACCATTTTATAATCGGAAATGCTAAATCAATTGAAGGGAATGAAATTAAAGAAGAATAAAAATAAGAAAAAAAGAAAATCTTATTTGGAAAAAGAAACTAAAAAAGATTTTAAATATGCCGTTGAAAAGGTAGAAAAATTAAAATATAGAAGTTATGAAGTATAACAAAATTCAAGAAAGAACTTATAACAGTAAAGAACTTCAAATTCGAGCTGTAGAAGGTGATAATAAAGAGAAAATATTAGAAGGATATGCTGCTTTATGGGGTGTTCGGTCAATATTAATAGATGATACGTTTTACGAAATTATCGAAATGGGTGCTGCTGATAAAGTTTTAGCCGAAAAAGACTTAGATGTTGTCTTTAATTTTAACCACGATAACAGTCTTGTTATGGCAAGAACAACTAATAAAACTCTTGAATTAAAATCAGATAATGTTGGATTATTTTTTAGAGCAGTACTTCCGAATACATCATATGCAAATGATGTTTATGAGTTAGTAAAAAGAGGTGATATTTTTCAAAATTCATTTGCCTTTTTACCAACTGAAAAGGGTTATAAAGAAGAAGAACTTGATGATGGAAAAGTATTAATTACACTAACAGAAATTGAATTACTTCGTGATGTTTCAGCCGTAACTTTTCCTGCTTATAAGGAAACTACAATTGAAGCAAGAAAAGATGAAGAAGTAGTTGATACATTAACAATTTCTACTGATGAAAATATAAGTATAGTAAATGTTACTTCACCTTCTGAAAAATTAGAAATTGTAACTAATAAAAATACAAATGAATTAGATAAAATGAATATGAAAATAAAAATATTAGAATTATAATTAATTTGCAGGCACAATTTACATAGACTTTGTTTGCAATATTGTACCAAAAGATTTGTGGATTAAAAAGTAATTACTATATTTGTAATCTAAAACTTAAATCATGTCTAAACAACGAGGAACATTTTTCGGATTAACATCTAAGGTTGTCACGCTTCCCTCTATGATGAAATGGCAGGGGAAACAACAGAAGTATGGGAGCCCTATATTTATGCCTAAACGCAAGAAGCGAAAAGGCTATCAGAAGAAATCAGAAATAAGTTCATTTAATAAAAACCGATAACATAAATCGATTAAAAATTATAAATAAATTA